TACTTCATCATTGCAAGACCCTAGAGTTACATTGGCGTGGAGAGGAACATCAAACACAACTATTGTAACTTTGACTGGTTCTGGCACTTTAGATTTGACAACAAATTTACAAGCACCACTCACAAACAATGCTGGCGCTGGAGCCAATGGAGATATCTTGTTAACCACTACAGGTTTTACTGCTAGTGCTGGATATACTGTTGTATTAGAAGGCAAGAAGACTGCTGGATATTCTAGCAGAGAAACTACTGACGATGGTGTAAGTCCATAATATGTTAAAGTTTAAAGATTTTATATCTTTGTTGGAGAAAGAAGTAGACGAAGCACAATTTGCAAAAGTTAATCGTGTTCGTGCTGGACAAGTACAAAAAAGAAAACTTGTCTCTTTGACTCCTGGATATAAAGTCTTAGGAGGAAAACTGGTAAGAATGTCTTCACAAGAAAAAATGCATCGTAGAATTGCACAGCGTAAAGCGGCTAGAAAACGTGCACCAAAACTTGCTTTGATTCTACGCAAAAGAACAAAGTCACTTAGAAAACGAACATCATCAGGAATCAAATGAAACTAATTACAGAAATCAATGAGCAAGTAAATATCATTACCGAAGCAAACGAAGCTGGCGGTAAAAACTACTTCATTGAAGGCATCTTCATGCAAGCAGAACAAAAGAATCGTAATGGAAGAATGTATCCGTTAGCAGTCTTGCAAAAAGAAACAGAGCGATATGTTACCGAGAGCGTGATGAAGAATCGTGCTTATGGTGAATTAGGACATCCAGATGGTCCTGCAATCAATTTAGAACGTGTGTCGCACATCACTAAGAGTTTGCGTCAAGAAGGAAATAACTTCATTGGCGAAGCGAAGATCATGGACACACCATATGGCAATATTGTAAAGAATTTGATGGCTGAAGGCGCAACACTAGGTGTATCTACAAGAGGATTAGGTAGTCTTGTAGAAGGAAAAGATGGAACTAAAGTTGTTGGTAACGATTTTTATCTTGCAACATGTGCAGATATCGTAGCCGATCCTTCAGCACCAGATGCATATGTACGTGGTATCATGGAAGATAAAGCGTGGGTTTGGGACAATGGAATCATTAGAGAAGCTGATGTTTCAGCACAGAAACAAGTTATTCAAAAGTCTTCACAAAAAGATTTAGAAGAAAATATGATAAAAGTCTTCAAAGATTTCCTTCACAAACTGTAATTTTTTATAAATACATGTACACCAAAGAAATTTCAAATATCGTATAAAGGAGATCCACTATGACTGATATAAAAAACAAGAATGATGAATTGTTGGAAGGAGAACTTCCACCTGCGTTAAAAGCAGCCATCGAAAAGAAAAAAGCTAAAGCAATGAAAAATGACGATAGCGAAGAATCTGATGATGATGAGAAAGAAAAGATGATGAAAGAGAAAAAACATTCAAAAATGAAAGAAGACATTGATGCTATTTTCTCTGGTGAATCTCTTTCCGAAGAATTCAAGCAAAATGCACAAGCAATTTTTGAAGCAGCTATTTATGCTAAAGTAGAAGAAGCAAAAATTGAATTAGAAGAAGAATATGCAACAATACTTGAGGCAGAAGTTGAGTCTATCAACGAAAACTTGGTTACAAAAGTTGACGAATACTTAGAGTACGTTGTTAGCGAGTGGATGGAAGAAAACAAACTTGCTATTGAAAAAGGTATCAAAGCTGAATTGGCTGAAGACTTTATGATTGGTCTTAAGAACCTATTCACAGAACACTACGTTGATATTCCAGAAAACAAAGTAGATGTTGTTGAAGAATTTGCAGACCATGTTGACAATCTTGAATCTGAATTAGATAAAGTTGTTACCGAAAACGCAAACTTGAATGCACAAATTGGTATATACAAGAAAAACGAAATTGTGTCTGAAGTTTCTGAAGGACTTAGCGAAGTTCAATTTGCAAAATTGAAATCTTTAGCAGAAGGAATTGAATTTGTTTCTGAACAAGACTACAAAGAAAAACTTCTTTTAACAAAAAAGAAATATTTTGATGATAATAAAGATGAGACAGTTAAAAAAGTGGCACCAATGGATGATGACATTTCTTCATTAGAAGAATCTTTTTCGCCAGTAATGTCTCACTATGTACAGAATATTTCTAGAACTCTCAAGAAATAAGTTTTTATAAATAAATTAAACAATACTCAAAGGAGAAAAACATGAGCGTAGAAAATCTTATTAAAAAATGGGCACCAGTTCTTGACCATTCCGATTTACCAGGAATTCAAGGAAGCCACAAACGTGCAGTAACAGCGCAACTTCTTGAGAATCAAGAAATTGCTTGCCGTCAAGATGCACAGGGTTCTGGTGGTTATCGTAACCAAACATCATTGTTGTCTGAAGCCTCGCCTGCTAATAACATGGGCGCATCTTCATCTACAGCTGGTGATGGTTCAATCGACATTTATGATCCAGTTCTAATCAGCTTGGTTCGCCGTGCGGCACCTAACATGATTGCATATGATATCTGCGGCGTTCAACCAATGACAGGTCCAACAGGATTGATCTTTGCAATGCGTAGCCGTTACAAAACACAAGGTGGTACAGAAGCCTTGTTCAACGAAGCTAACACAGCATTCCCTAACACAGCACAATCACAAACAGGTGCATCACCTGCTGACTTGTCTGCTGGTACAGAGTACACACGTGGTACTGGTTTCACTACAGCAGAAGCTGAAGCATTGGGTGATGGCGCTGGTCAAGGTTTCCAAGAGATGGCATTCTCCATTGAAAAGATTGCTGTCACTGCACGTAGCCGTGCTTTGAAAGCAGAATACACAATGGAACTTGCACAAGACTTGAAGGCAGTTCATGGTCTTGATGCTGAACAAGAATTAGCAAACATTCTTTCTACAGAAATCTTAGCTGAAATCAACCGTGAAGTTGTTCGTACAATTAACTTGTCTGCTACAGTTGGCGCACAAGAGAACGTTACAACTGCTGGTACTTTCAACCTTGACGTTGACTCTAACGGTCGTTGGTCTGTTGAGAAGTTCAAAGGTTTGATGTTCCAATTGGAACGTGAAGCTAATGCGATTGCTAAAGCAACTCGTAGAGGTAAAGGTAACGTGTTGCTATGTTCTTCTGACGTAGCATCTGCACTACAAATGGCTGGTGTTCTTGATTACACTCCAGCACTTGCATCTAACAACTTGAGCGTTGACGATACAGGTAACACATTCGTTGGTGTATTGAACGGTCGTTTCAAAGTTTACATTGATCCATACTTTGCTGCAACATCTGGTGTACACTACGCAACAATCGGTTACAAAGGCACTTCAGCTTTTGACGCTGGCTTGTTCTATTGCCCATACGTTCCATTGCAAATGGTTCGTGCAGTTGGTCAAGATTCTTTCCAACCAAAAATTGGATTCAAGACTCGTTACGGCATGGTAGCAAACCCATTCGCAACATCGGCTGCTGACGGTACAATTTCGTTCGCTAACAAGAACATCTACTATCGTAGAATCAGCATCACTAACTTGATGTAATTCATTAAGCCGAGAACACATCGGCATTTACAAAAGAGGACTTTAGGGTCCTCTTTTTTTGTCTGCATAAATAGAAGACAAGAGGAGAAACCATGGCAACAACATTACCAATAGTACCATTCAATAGAAGTTTTCTTTCAAACAACAAGTTTGATTTTGTACTCAAGAGAATTCCTAATTTTACATTCCTTGTACAAGGAGTAAATTTACCTGGACTCACACTTCAGTCAAGTTCAATTAACACGCCATTTTCTGCTGTCAGTATACCAGGAAATCAGATCACGTTTGGTTCGTTATCATTGACATTCATGGTTGATGAAGACATGCAGTCGTGGTATGAATTATACAATTGGATTGTTCAGTTAGGCAATCCAAAAGGATACAATAAAGTTGGAACACTCACAGGCAAACCAGGCTCTGTTACTAGCACAACATCTGATGCTACGCTATACGTAAAAACAAACTCAAATAATCCAAATTTTCAATTTAATTTTATTGATGTGTATCCTACTGAATTAGGAGAAATGTCTTTTGCAACCACAGACAATCAAGAGTTTATTACTTCAACAGCAACGTTTAACTATGGATATTATGAAGCAGTAAGAGTTTGACATTTACCCGCAAGTGTGTTATTATGATGAGTACAGATATTGATATGAGGATTGAATATGACGTTAGACCAGATGATGGAAGAGTGGAGACTGGACGCTACAGTTGACTCCACAGAGTTAGGTATCGCATCTTTAAAGATACCAGAATTACACAGCAAGTATCTCAAAATTTATTTTGACGAAAGACGCAAACTCAAAGCACTTGAGTTTCAAAGCAAAGATTTATCTTTGAAGAAGTATGAGTA